CTTCTCACCATCGTAGCTATTGTCTCCTGTGTTTTTCCAATCGATAGTCGTGTCAAGCCCAACTAGCTCTTCAAGCTTTTCGTTGCTTTGAATTTTACGTCTAGTAAATTTTGAAGCTGGAACCCTATAAGCTAATTCTGACTTTGGACGGTCCATACCGTCTTGAATTGGTTTAAAGAAAAAAGGATAGTTTATAGAAATAGGTACAACCTTGTCTGTAAACATTTTCTTAGCATCAGCACCACTTTTAGACAATATTCCATATCTAGCATCACTCGAAATTGTAGCTTGATTAACAGTTTCAGCTGAGCTCATAAAAGAAAAACCAGAACGTCTATTTTTAAGATAACACATTCCATAGCATCTTTTATCAGCTTTACACGCTTCCCAAAATATAAAGAACAGTCTATTAGCCTCTCTAAAATCTGGAGCGCCAACATCAATTTTGCTCCATTGTAAATACATATAATGGCTACCTGTTATGTAAGTTGGCTCATCATTGTTCGTAAACCAAAAGCCTTCGTCTCTACGCTTAAACTCTTCGTCTATAAGATCGTACCATTGATCTTTTTGCTCCTCTGGATAATTTCTCCAGTCAAATATGTTTTTGAGTTTAGATAGCTCTTTAGGATAATCTATCCTTTTCCACTTGTTTTGTTGATGCATGTACACGTCTCTCGGTTTAGACGGCAGCCCAATTCGCAAACCTTGAATCTCAAGTATTTGTCCAATTTTTCCAGTTTTGCTAATAACCACAATATCATGCTCTTTATTGTATCCATATTTCCATTTATTAGTTTTGTTAAGACGACTAATAGTAGTCTTCTTAATTGGTTCAATTATTTTATATAAAGTCTGCTCGTACATTATTTCGATCTGCCTTCCGCGAAGCCTTTAAATACTCTTTCTTTTTTCTCTTCAGGTGTCTTTCCTTCCAAAAGACCTTCTTCTTCTTGTATGCGGTTGAGGATTTCAAATGCATCAAATATAGCTAACTTTTTAGTAGCCGCAGCATTTTTCAGTCTATCTGCTGAAATATCATCATCACTGTCAACAATAGCTTCTTTAGCTACTTTAATCAACTCTTCGACTGCTTTATGCCCAGCTAGGATTATACGCTTCTTCGTTTCCTTGATATTCATATTTAATTGTAATAAATTTAGAGTACACTCTGTAAAGTCTTTTTCCTTCAAATACAAACTCGTATTCCGAGTTAGGTGTAAAACCTACAAGATCTCCTTTTTTAACACTGCCATCAGTATGTGTTACGATTCCTTTTAAAGGTTGTTCTTGCTCTGTTTCAAAATTACCAATAGTTTTAATTGGCTGAACAAAGCAAAATCCAGGCATAGGCTTCCAATAAGTGTTTTTGTAAAGAAATATTTGATCTTCATATATTATATATGTATCATCATCAAAATAGTTTTTACTATTCTTTTCTTTACCATACACGTCGGTCCACCTTCTGAATACATTGTGATGTACTATTACAGTGTCTCCTTTACTAATGTTAGTGTTGTTGATTTTTGGTACGTTAATAACAACAGCTTCTCTGTTTGTAAATTGATGATTTTGTATTTCTGAATTAATAATTAACTCTTTGTCACCAATCTTACTAGTGTTGTTGTATCTACCTCCCTTAGGGGTAACAACAAAACCATAAACACTTTGCATTAGTATTGTAAATTATATTCTACTGAAATAGCCATATTCTTATTGAAGTCTTTCCAAGGTAGCACATCTTTATTTTTTTTGATATATATTGAAAATTTTTCATCCTCTTCAATAATATCGCAAATAGTGTGACCGCCATAAACCTCTTGCCCTACAGCGTAGTGCATTGAATCGACTTTGTAATCTTTACCTACTGTTATCTTTCGTATCAGTTTTGTCGTTTCCATTTTCATTGTATTTAATTGATCCATCCGTAATACTAAAGTCGTGTTCTCCGTACTTTTCTATTAGCTCTTCTCTAACATTATTTATAAGTTGCTGAGCTTTACTAATATCGTGAAGTATTGCGTGTTTTTGAGCTTCAATCATACCTATCTGTAGTTGAGCTTCGTTTATTACTTTTACTATGTTTTGAAGTTTTTGTAATTCTTCTTTAGTAATAGTTTCTGGTCTAAGGCTTTCTACCTTAGGCGTCTTTCTTTTTGCCATAATTTAATTTAAGTTAATTGTTAATTGTTGATCTATATTTCAAAGCTAAGCACAAGCTTTATTGGATGAAGATTAAACCACTCTGAATCTTCAGGAGCTGGAGCAGAACCATCAGTTCCAAGAGCACTGTCAACAGTAATATCTTGACCGCCACTAGCAAAAGTAGAATTCAAAGCTGTTATAACGCCATAAGCTCCGGAATTAGAAGTTATTGTATCTCCTATGTTAAATATTTTTTGTGCGTTAGCTGTTGATCCAGAGCCATTATCTACTTTTATAGGATTTATTTCATCTGCATCTTCTACTGCTTGAAATACATTAGTACTAAAGTTTAAGGCTGTGTTGCTAGCTCCAGTAAGTAAAGCAAAATAAATAGTATTAAAACCATTACTGCTTAAGCTAGGCAGACCTTCAAGTCCTATAAATGGAATTTGATCATCAGCACCACCGCCACCAGTAGTCATTATGTTAAAGTTAGCTGGAAAACCAGCATCGCTTTTTGCATCTATATTTAAAGCAGCTACAACGTCTCTTCTACTGTTAACACCTGAAGCTGCAGCGTGTACTGTTCCTAGAGTACCTGGAACAGATCCATCTGACTTTGGATTAGCAAAAATAAGTACTAAATCACCAGCTGTTTGAGAAGCAGCATCTTTGCCTGATATTACAGCTGTAGCGCTTCTTAATATAGCTCCACCTTTAGGTATACTAAAAGCGGTCCAATCTGCAATTAATTCGCCAGCGCCAAAATTCCCATCGTCTTGCTTGTTACCTGCAACTTCTACTGGTATTGTTACATTAAAAAATTTTCCCATTTTATTTTTCTTTTATTTGTTCGTTTTTCTTTGAGCTTCCACCGAAGAAGAAGTCTATTATTGTATTTACTTTAGCGCTCATGGCGCCAAATATTGTTGATATAAAGCTAATCTCAAATTCACCTAGCTCTAAGCTTTTAGTCACAAAGTAATTAAACATTACAAATGTAATACCAAAATAAGCTACAGTAAATAACGTTGCTAAAACCTTTTGAATAATAGCATCGTCCTTATACATATCTCTTGCAGATTTGCGATCTTCAACCTCTTTCGCAAACGCTTCGCGTTCTGCATCAAGAAGTAACTTCTTAAGAGCAAGCTTAGCTTCATCGCGCTCTTTGTCTGTAGTAATAACCTTGTCAAGTATACCTTCTGCATTATCTACTATCTTACCAAATAAACCTCCTACTAAGTTGCTTATCATTTTCTTCTTGATTTAAGATCTGCAAGTTTACCTTTAAGAAGTTGCACAGCATTTTTTTCTTTAGCAGTTAAAGGTCTATCATAATTAGAATATTTTTCATTTATATTTTCTATTCTAATTTCTAAATCGTTAATTCTTTCTGATAGTCTTCCTCCTTCATAAACCTCTACATCTGGACTTTCTCCTGGTTGAGTAGGTGGTTGCTTGTCATTACCTTTTTTCATTTTCATAGCAGACTGATTCTGCATAGGAAATCCTTTCATTTTAAATGCCATAATTACTTCTTTTTTTCAGCTCGTTTAGCAGCCTTTTCCCAAGGAAAGCTCATACTTCCCTCTTCTGACCACTTGCCATTATACTTTATTTTACCGTCTTTACGAGGATACGTTTTACCGTTATGTCTAACGTAATCATCACCATAAGAAAGCTTACCAGACCTCATGTCGTCTAAATGCTTTCCTTCGTGATTAATGACTCTTTTTTCAAGAGCACTACCTTTAGGTACAGACTTATCAATATAAATAGATCCGTCCATATTAGCCTCTCCTAATATACCTTTACCTAATTTCTTACGAAATATAGGCGTGTTTTTAGAATTTCTTATTTTCCTGCCTTCGCTACCTAGTTTAAATCCCATTACGCTAAGTTTGATTTTTTAACTTTTTGCTTTTTAATTGCTACTTTCTTTTTTTCTTTTTTAGGCTTATTAGCAATGTCTTTTGATTTTTGAACAACAACTTCTTTGCTAACATCTTTAACTCCTTTTCTAGCTGTAACATTTTTAGCTAAATCTTTAGCTCCTTTTTTAGCGGTTGTTTTAGCAACTTTGCTAGCTACTACTTTAGATGTATCATCAGCTTTTGCAACAGCTTTAGAGGCTTTAGCAGCTTTAACTCCTTTAGCTGCTAGCTTACCAGCACCAACAGCAAGACCTGCGCCTGGTATCATAGCCGCCGCATTTATAGCAGCGTCGTTCCTATGCTTTTTAAATGCTTTTTCATCACCTTTATATTTAGCGTAACCAGCTCGACCAGCAGATAGAGCGGTATTAGCAGCGTCTGCAATGTTACCAACAGCTGGTATCATACCTAGTCCTGTTAATCCAGTTCCAACTTTATCTAGCATACCGCTAAAATTAAACTTAACAGGTGAATCACTTCTTCTAGACTCAGGCACGCCAGCTTCTTTCGCTGTACTACCTAAATCTTTATTTTTCATTTTAAAAGCCATTATCTTGTCGGATCTTTTATCATATCATCAATAGCCTTGTTAAAGACTTTATCTGTATATGATTTGTTATTGTAGAATACACTTCGATCTGATACTGGCAAATCTTCTTCTCCGAGTAAGATCCTGTAGATTCTACTTATTAATTGGCTGCATTTAAACGAGGTTTTATATATGCTATACTTTATCGTCGTGCGATTTCTATGTCTCCAAACCTCTATCCAGCCTAGCTTTCTTAGTTTATCCCACCGAGTTTTATCCCAGCTCATGGTGTAAGTACCATCTATAAATTCTTGTCTTGTAAACCGATCTTGACAGTCTAAAAATATTAGTAGTTCAAGATCAGCGTCTGTTAACCCGTAAGTCTTACAAGCCCACTTTCTAGTGAGCCTGTAATACTTAAGGATTTGTAATTCACGTAAATCGTGACTAGTTAGTCTCAACTATTAGTTATCTGGGTTAATATCAGCATCACCAATAGCAACTAGACATGCAGTTATTTCAGGAATAACAAACACAGAGTTATCTCCGTCTGCTATTACAGCCATACCACTTGAGCGTGTTGCATTCATAGCACCTACAATAGCATCGCAAACTAACTTGAAAGAGCCTGACGAATAAGTTAACTCAACATAATTGTTTGTTGTGTCAGCGTCTGCACCTTCAGTAACTTTAGGATTTTTGAAGTGTAAGTTGCAAGTAGTAGCAGCTGTTGGATATATACCTAGTACGTTCTCAACTGGTACAACAACAGCTTCACCATCAGCATCAGCACCTGCTGCTTCTGCAAAATAAAGAAATTTTTTCATTTTTAAAATTTTTAATGATTAATAAATAATTTGTTTTTAGATTTTATGTTTAAGGATTACGGTTTATAGTTTGTGTTTAATCTACTAGTACAATATCACTTGCTCTTATTACAAAATAAAACTTTTCGTTAAATTCTATTCCGTGGCCAGCGTGTCTGTCGTAGTAAACAACATCATCCTCCTTAATAACTTCAACTAAATTACCTACAGATATTACTTTACCTTTAAAGTATCGCACGTCTTCATTGTGGCTCTCTGTAAGTATAAGACCGCTAGTCTTTTTAGTTTCTTTTATTTTGTCTATTATAACGTAATGGTTATGCGCTTTCATCTATTCTTGCGTTTGAGATTATACAATCAGCTGATACAATAGTAGATACTACGCTAACA